CGAGACGGAAGAAAAAGACGATGCGTGAGGTGCTGGAAATGATGATGTTCGATGTGGAGTTGGCACCGGGCTTGAAGCAGAAGTTGGCTGATGAAGGTATCGAAGAGGGGGAAATGAACCACCAAATGGTCATTACGCGCTCTCTGATAGCGAAAGCGGAGCAGGGTGATGTTCAGGCGTACAATACGATCTGTGCGATGATAGGTGAGAAGCCTGCCGATAAGCTGGACTTGTCGGGCTCTCTGGATTCAAAGATTGAGATAGGATTTGTCGAGACAGGGATAGACCCTGCCAGCGATGAGAGTGAAGTGGATGTTGGGTAAGAGAATAACGAGATAGTATATGCTAACATATTCTATCTCGCAACTCTCTTAAAAAAAAGTCAAGGATATGATGCCGTTTACGACGATAGGGCCGCTGTTCAGAGCCAACATAGAAGGTGATGAGAGGGTGAGGGTGAATCAGGGTGGCACAAGCTCTGGTAAGACCTACACGCTCATGCAGGTGCTGTTCTATCTGGCGCTGATAGAGCCGGGGAGCGTCATCACGGTGGTTGGTCAGGACTTCCCGAATCTGAGGGTGGGAGCGTTGCGTGATGCGAGAACGATAAGAAGTGGGTCGGATTGGTTGTGTATGATGTTCACGATCAATGAGAGTGCCCACTTTATCAGTTGTCGCAATGGCTCGATGATAGAGTTCAATTCTTATCAGACGGAGCAGGATGCGAAGTCAGGAAAGAGGGATTATCTGTTTGTCAATGAGTGCAATGGTGTGCCGTATGGCATCTATTGGCAGCTGCAGATGAGAACGAGAAAGAGGGTGTTCCTTGATTACAACCCGTCTGAGCGGTTCTGGTGTCATGATGAAGTGATAGGCCGTGAGGGTGTCAAGTTGATTATCTCTGACCATCGTGGGAATCCGTTCCTGAGTAAAGAGGAACATGAGCGTATCGAGAGCATCAGCGACCCAGAACTGTGGAAGGTGTATGCGAGGGGGCTGACAGGAAAGATTGAGGGTCTTGTGTTGAAGAATTGGGATATTGTGGATGCAATGCCGCCGATGTCTGAGAGGAAAATGACTGCTTTCGGGTTGGACTTCGGATTCACGAATGACCCGTCTGCTTTGGAAGAGGTCTGCCTAGCTCATGGTGACCTGTGGGTCGATGAGAGAATCTATGAGACGGGTATGACGAATCCGATGATTGCGGAGAGGGCGAAGTCTCAGGGTATGACAAGGAAGGATTGTATCATTGCCGATTGTGCAGAACCGAAGAGTATTGCGGAGATTCGAGCCGAAGGGATGTGGATTGTGGCGAGTCCGAAGGGTGCGGACAGCATCGTGGTCGGTCTGGATATTCTGAGAAGGTATAAGATTCACTTCACGAGGCGGTCAAAGGGTATCATTGCCAATGCGAAGTCTTATAAGTGGAAGAAAGACCGAGACGGAAAGAGAACGAATGACCCAGAGGACAGAAACAATCATGGTATCGATGCGTTGAGATATGTTGCTCTGGATAGGTTGAAGAGTCAGAGAAGAGGAACGGCGAGAGCCCATTATAATAAACTTGATTGATATGGAGAGAAATGTGAGGTTCAGGGATTGGTTGATTGTGGCAGCGCATAGCGAAGATGTCAAGGGGCTTGATATGGAGAGTCTGGAGAGGCCATCGAAGGTGGGCGGTCATGATGTCCCTGTGGATTTGTCGGAAATGACGTTGGGGCAGATGCTTGATTTGCAGGAATGTTCCAATGGTGAAGATATGTTCTATCTTACGTGCCGTGTGTTGCTTGGGATGGAGCGTGGTGAGGTTGATAATGCAAGGGCTGTGGAGGTCGTTTGCTTCTGTGGATGGGTGGCAGGTCGTGTGAAGTGGATAAACGGGCTCTTTGAGTCTGTGAAGGTGAAGCCCACTGATGTTCAGGTGAGGGCTGGGATAGGTAAGATGAACTTCGGTGTGTTCGGAATGATTGATTGGTATGCGAAGCGGATGGGTATCACAGACCATAATCAGGTGTTCGGTGTGTCATGGATGCGAATCTATAAGTGTTTGCAGATTGATGCTGAGACGGAGAAGTTTAATAGGGAGGTTCAGAAGGTTATTCAAGCAGATAATAATAGAAAGAGAGGTTCGTAATGAGTATTGAAGATAAACTGAAAGAGATTGCGGGGCAGAAGTTCCCTGCTTTCAGCTATGTGTTCGACAGTTGGGATGGTGTTGATGTCAAGGTGGGGCGTGTGTCGTTGCCTGCGATTGTAACAATCTTGCCTGTCGGTGGTAATCTGAATTTCCGAAATGGGCGGCTCAGGGATAATGAGAACTGTGCTGTGGCGTTCATCGATAAGGTTCCGAGGGATGCGGATGGCGATGAAAATGAGCGGGTATATACGGCGATGAAAGATGTCGCTGGTCAGTTTATCCAGGAGCTGAATAAAAGCGGCTTCTTCGAGCCCATTGAGGGCGATGTGCCGTATTATACGATCTATGAGAGTATGGCCGACAATGTGACGGGTGTGTTCCTTGATTTGAGGCTGAAAGAGGTAATCGGTAAGTGTGGAGTATGAAGGGAGGTTCAACACCGAGACAGATTTTGTCAGAAGAGCTGGAAGAGTTGCGTAAGGTGATTATCGCGCATCATCTTTCAGCTGGTCAGAAGGCATCAGGTCGTACGATGGCAAGCCTTCGTGTCGATGTCTCTGAGGAATCAGGTACGTTGTGGGGGCGTAACGCCTTCGGAGTTCTGGAAACGGGACGAAGAGGTGGCAAAGTGCCGATGGGCTTTCAGGCTATCATCCGTCAATGGATGAAGGATAAGGGCATCAAGGCAACGCCGATTCCGTATAAGACGGACAGACCGCATAAGTATACTCCAGAGCAGAGAGGCGAAATGTCTCTGTCGTTCCTGATAGCAAGGAAAATCAAGAGAGAGGGAACGAGGCTGTTCAGGACTGGAGGGCGTGACGATATATATTCAAATGCGATACCCGAAGCGGTGCGGAGAGTCGGTGACAGGATGTTGCAGTTGGTAGGTGTCGAGGTAGATTCAATCAAAATCAATAAAACGATAAATGTATGAGACAATCAAATGTTTCTTTTGTTCCCAACCCAACGGATAGTGAGATATATCATGTCACGTATCCTGATGAGGTGATGTTCGCGTTCAATCCCTGTATCTTCACGATCGAGGGGAATCTGAAGGGTGCGACTGTGATATTCTATAAGGTCGGGGGTGTTATGGAGGAATTGTTGGCTGTGCCGATGCACAGCGGAATCTCTGGTAAGGTCACGATGGATGTCAGGGAATATGTTCAGTACCTTTTCGAGAGGGGCTACACAGAGTCAAATGAGCGACTGAATTATTTCGGTGATGTCGATTATGAGAATGTGCAGAAGTCGGGGCTTGCCACTCGTGTATTGTATAGTATCGCAGTCGAAATGGCAGACGGAACGGTGAGAAGGTCAAACCTTATGTTTGAGGGGCTTGCTATCTGGGGGGCTTTGAAGATTGGTGGTGATGAGGTGTTCAATGCTTTCAGGACGGTGACGTGGTTCAGGAACTATCCCTTCACGTTCAGTATTTATGCTCATGGTGGCGGTTCTATTCTGTTCTGCAAGGATGGTGTGGCGAGTCGGTTCGTGAACATCAATGAGCGAGGATTGTGGAATGTGCCGTTGCTGTCTGATGATGACGTGAAAGGATTCTATCTGATAAAGGACTGCACGGGTGCTTTTGTGGAAATGACCTTTGACACAACGTTTGACCTGACATTCAGATATTCAGGTGGTGGTGTTAAGACGGATAAGCTGAGAATCAATGTCGATGATTCTGATACGGGCATCTACCTCAGATGGATTAACCGTCATGGTATGTACAGCTATTGGCTGTTCAAGAAGGGCACGGAGTCGCACAGAACAAGCATGGGAGAGTATATGCTGAATAATTTGAAGTCGTATGATATGAAGTACGGCTATCAAGGTGCGTATGGAAAGCGTCAGAGGGTTGAGAGGTCTCAGTCTGTTGCGGTGTGTGCTCCGCTTGTGGATAGCGATACGTGGGATTTGCTGATGGATGTGGCATCATCGCCGATGGTTGACATGTTCATGGGATATGAGGACGGTGAGCCAAGATGGATGTCTGTGTCTGTCGATGGAGGTACG